ACAGCTCTTCAACGTTGCTATACTGAGAGGCATTCAACCAAGTATTGTCCTGCATGATGTCACTCAATACTTGAGGACTGCATACAGCAGCATACATCCCACCGCTGGTAGGTTGTGCTCGGTTAACCTTGAGCTGAGTAACAGCATTCAGAACAGCCGCCCCGTCCAGCGTATTGCCGGAAGTGGTTTGCTCAAAGGTCGTATACTCACCTCCGCTTGATGTTTGCTTCGTGCCGGTGGCATATAGCTCTGTGAGGGAATCGCCGTTGTCAAGGTTGGTCGCGGGGTCGGTGGAATAGCCACCTTCCATCGCAGTTGCACCCGATTGAGCGTTCCCTGTGCTCGTAACCACATTGGAACCAACCAATATGTTGCGAGTGATGTTATCCATATCCAATGCTGCATCTTGTCCGTTAATCTTGACACTCTGTTGCAGCGAATTAAATAAATCCGTTGCATTCAGAACGTCAGATAACTTCACAATCTGACCACGTTGAATGAGCGTCTTGCTGATCTTTGTCAGCGCGATTGCTCTTTCTCCCACAGAAGAAGTGTCTCCTTCAGTGAGCGTGTTGATGTCAGTTGCCTTGGGAGTATCCCAACGAAACATTGATATTGCTTTATGACCCGACTTCGCAGGAAGTGGGGCTTTAGAGCCGAACTGGTCTAGTACCAGTGCTTGAACAGCATAGGTCAGTAATTTCTTACTGAAATAATTTTGGTACTGGTTTGCCAGTGCGGCATCGGTAGTGACATTAGTTGCCATTTTTTATACCTTCCTGTCAGTGTTAAGCGTCATCAAAGTTCATTGCCGCCTTTAGGAGATGAGCTTCCTGTTCCTTTTCGGACAGGTCATCAAAGCTCCGGCCACCGTCAACTTTTTCACTTGTGAATCCACCACTCACTGACATTTTCTTTTCCAGTTTGTTTAGTTTATTGGTTAGTTCTTTAACTTGGGTTTCGCTCTGTTCAGCCCCAGCAGCCTTCATTTGTAGTTGAGCAATTTCAACAGCCTTCTCCAAGCCCACAGCGTTAGCCATGCTTGGGTGCTGCTGGAGGATTGCATTCGCCCTCTGAGTTAACTCCGAGTCCGGCTTCTGAAGTTCAGAATGCTTCTGCATGAGTTCTTGCCTCTTGCCTTCAAACACATCCCAATGTTTCTTAGCCTGACGTTCCTGCTGAGATTTCTCGCCCTCAGAGCGAACCTCCTTGGCTCTTTCCTTTGCGTCAGAAGCGAGATCATCATCACCCTCTTCCTTCAGTCTCTTAGCAGCGTTGTCGTAGTCTTCAGCAGTGAAGCCCTTCTCATCTCGGTAAGCTTTCCCGTCATTAAGGTCGGCTTGCCGGCCCTTTAACTCTTCAGCTACCTTGAGTAGTTCTTCACGCTGACGCTTAATCTCTTCCTTCTCAGCATTAATATGCTTCCAAGAAGAGGTCTTGCGTTCCTCGTTCTTTGCCCACTTACTTTTCGGCTGCTCCTTTACTTCGGGAGCTTCACCTTCTGTCAATGAACTAACCTGTTCATCAGCATTATCCTCGGTACTTTCCAGCACCTCAGTCTCCGGTTCCTTAACCGCTTCCTCTGTTAGTTCCGGAGGAGATTCGTCTTGAACTTCCTCTTTCGGTTCCTCCGGTGGTATTACTACTTCCGGTGTTTCCCCCGCTTCCACAGCAGCATCATACTGCTTGGCTACGGCCAACATCTGATCGTCGGTTACTTCGACGGATTCTTCTGACATAATGCTTACCTATTAGTGCTTATCCTCGTCCAAAGAGCGCACCGAGTTCCTTGGCCGTTGCTGAGGGGTTTTGACTCGTCCGATAATCAACCCCAAACATATCAGACGTAAATTCTTCCGGCTCCTCGATTTCTCTTGCCAGAGCCTCAACAGTGTGAACCGTTGTTCTCACACCATTCGCGAACCCTGCATTAAATTCAAGCTCTTTATTGCTGGACACAGCCTGTTGATTCTGCTTGAGAACCATATTCAGCAGTATCATGCGGAACCTTTTCCCTTCTACTGTGACGAGAAACTTCCGTAAAGCATTCGATTCAGTGACTCCCCACTCCGGTTCTCCAACCCACGGAATCTGCTTGGACATCTTCCAAGCAATACGAATAAACCTAATTAACCTACTCATTAATAGTCTCCCTGCTGCACTACTTCCTCAGTCTGTTCAACCATTTGAGCTTCCTGCGGTGGCATCTCCCCGCTAATCGCTTGCATCTCCATAGCCTTCTGCTCCTCTTTCGAGGGCATAAAGCCAAGCTGCACAAGGTACTCCTCAACATCTTTGCGCAATGATCTCGCGTTGTTGGTGTCCACCGTTTCAAAGGCATTGAGGAGTTCACCCAGTCTGCCGCTAACCGCCTGTTGCGCTTGCGGGCTGAACTGCATCCCACTCTGTGTTGACTTCTCAAGGAACTGCATGATGACCCCAATCCTAACCCTGTAATCCTGTCCCTGCTGAACCGGAACCTGTTCTCCAATCAGCAATGCAGGAAGAATCTTCTTCTCGTCTGTAACCTCATCACCCTCCTTTTGGTTCGGGTCTTGAACCAGTCTAGGAACAAGGGAGGGGTCTTCGAGTTCAAGGATACTCTTATCTAATTCAACTTGGTTTATCCACGGGCTGTTCATAAACAACTGCTTACGTTGGACTGCCTTGTTCAAAAGCATCACCTTGCTGACCATATCCATCCCGCCACGAGGCTCCATCTGATACTCGTCATGGAGGGCTTTGGGGTCAACAGACAGACTGTCCTCAAGAAATCTGTACTGAAGACTTTTCTTATCGAACTGAAGTAATATACTGAACGCTTGACGGAACAAATCCCCCAAGGCTTGACGGAAGAGACGCAGACGCAAGTCCATATTTTGCTGCGCTTGAGCGTTAACTGATTCGATCTCAGTTGCAGTGCGACGATCCCTGTCGGCCATGATACCATAGTCCGGAACGGTAACTCGCTGCTCTGCTACAGATTGCGTCTGCATCATATCCTTGTCGAAATCCATGGGAGTGTTCGGCATTTGGACAGGCGCGATCCCAAATGGAAGAATCTGTCCCGGATTCAACCTCAAGTTCACACTGTTCGGGAGATCGCGCTCGGCCTTGAACAGTGGCTTGTTAAATAATGTGGAAGCATCCATCTTCTCATTCCACGTTTTCGTGAGGGACGCTTCAAACGGCGCAAGAATCTCGCACACACCACGGGGCGAGAACCAGCCGCCGTCCGTGACCTCATATTTGCATGAGACAAATGGAGGATTATCGTGATCGAAAGGAACCTCCATTGTATCCCGTAACGGGATGTCGGGGGCTTGGGGAGAGAAACATTCCATGACCCACTTGCCGTCCTCGTCATGGGAATAAACCTCCCAAACAATCACTTGATCCTTATCTATCGAGTGAGTAATGCCTTCGCGTATTTCCTTATCATACTTTAGATTATCAATAATACCCGAGTCCTCGATCTTTCCGCTTTGAATCCTGTCAATCGTACTCTTGCTGGTATCATAAAGCCCTGCCCGCTTGTAGGTTTCCAAGCTCATCGGCATTACCTGCGTGATCCGATCCGCTGTCCCAATCTCCTTCGACCAAGGCGGGACAATGATGTACATCGGGTCTATGGCTTGAAACTCCACCTGTTTCGTCTCGGGGTTCCAATAGGTCTTCATCACGCTATGCCCCGTCACCAACATATGATCGATCCAACTCATCACCTCAGTGGCGTAGTTGGTCTTCTCGTGCATCTTATAGCTGAACCAATGTTCGGCTGCTGTGGTGAATCCCGCCAGTTGACTTCGCATTGGTACAAAGGTAGCCAACACATCCAGCCCCATCGCCTGCTGGAAGAAGGCTGGTTTGAGCTTGTTGATGGTAGTATCTATGAGAGGGAAGTGTAGGTCAGATGCATTGGGCCAAGGCTTACTCTTTCGACGCAGCCCCTCATTGCGCATCTGATACCAAACGCCCTGCCGTGTCTCCCACGGGGAACGGCTCTTGATGTCGTCAAGGACAAGATCGTAGATATCGCTCATTTTTTCTTTTTCTTTGGTAACTTCTTCTTTGGAGTCTCACTCTCCCACTTCTTAGCCATCTTAGGCTTATTAGCGTGCATCCATTTCCGTTGGGCTTGGCTTTTGAGGGGCATTATCTGTTCCTCCCACGATTCCTGCCGCGAGGGGCAGCTTTACCCACCTTTAAATCTTCTTTGGTGGGCTTTAGATGGCCATTCTTATCGGGCATCTGTTCCTTGGATTTCTTTTCCTTAGCCATTAGTGATTGTCCCATTCATTAAACTCGTCCGGTTTGGGGTGTCTTACCTTCATCCTGCTCCATGTCGCCATGATCACCATCTCTGACCTTAGTGCATCATTAATACACCCATCACAGATGAATCCACCCACAGCCACATCCTCCGCGACAGCCCCACTAATCTCCTTACACACATAACACACCCTGTCTCTCGGAGGGACTGGCCTTATACTAGACCGTCTTAATGTCAACACTTTTCCTCTAATACCCTACAAACATACCATTTGGCAAGGAATCTTCTTCAAAACTTTCCTGCGCATCCCGCATCAACTCTTCCATTGTAGGGCGGGTAATGGCATTGAACCTCTCCCAACTGCCACCTATACCGCCTCCACACGAGATGCAACCCATGACCGCATCGGCCCTGTCGGGACTATCCAATCCCCGTGATTTCATCTTATCCTTGGACTCCACCCCAAGCTTTCCTGTTCGACTTACTTCCGAACGCCTCGTCACCATCTGCTGGTGCAGCATTCCGTCATCGGGTAAAAGTATCTCCCTCTTCTCAATCACTCTCGCTGCGGTGTGCCACATCTCCGCACTCCTGTTCGCATACCGATCATCAAAGGGGCGAGCACCGAAGTTGACGCGATGAATGTCGTACCCCGCATCCATCAACGCATCACACAACGGTAACCCCATTCCACCTTCATCAGCATACACTTCATCCTGCGACAGGTTGTTTTTCTTAATAAGGTTTATGATCTTACCAATTGTCGTGTTCGTATTCCGTTCACGCCAAGTGACCATCTCCATCACCTTGTTCCCATTCCTGTACGCAAAGACACACTCATCGCCGCCAGCGGCAAAGTCAATAAACGCAACCCGCATCCCCATCTGTAACTCGGGCGGGTTCTGCAAACATTCCTCAAGGCTTTTGAGGTTAAGAATTAATCCTTCCCCACTGTCATCCACAAACTCCCCATAGATCATGGAACGGATCAACGGACTGTTCTCACCGTACATCTCTATCTGTTCCTCAATCCAACCCTTCTCCAAGTGTGGACAGTCGAAGGCTGTCACTGTATGGCAATCCCAAAACTTCCTTTGCTTAGTGAACGCCTCATAGAAAGAACCCGCTGCTGCCCCCGGACTACTCATCACCAGCAACCTGCTCGGCTGACATCTAGCTATGGCTGTGAAGATGGGATCGGGAACTGTCTTGGCCTCATCCACTATCATCAACAAATTCTCTGTCGGCCCCTGCCTATGCCAACCCTCAAACTTCCCAGCATCATTCGTGCTAAACCCAATCGCCCTGCTCCCATTCTGATAATGCAACTCATTGCTGGTAGCTCTCCATCCCTGCCCCAACCCACTAACATACTTCTTCAACGTAGGCCAAAGCTGACCCTCAACCTGCCGCCAAACGCCAGCAGTCGTTACAACCAAACTTTCGGGGAATCGAACCATGTGCCACAGAATTGCACTAGCCGCAACTATACTCGTCTTACCACTACCATTAGCCGCCTTCAACGCAACTTGGCATTCCTTCTCGTTCAAAGCCTCCAACACCTTCTTCTGCCATCCATAAGCGTCCATCCCCAAAAACATCTTGGGGAAGTTCTCCAACTGACTCGCTTCCTCCAAAGCATCCCTATCCTTGGCAATCCTCTCCAATGCCCTCTGAGACTTCTTCTCCGAGGGTGATAGCACAAGTGAAGGGGCAGGTGCTGTCTTGATCGACTTGCGCGGCAACATCACATCGCGCTTGCCCGACTTAGGCTTAGGGCCAGTTCGCTTGATCTTAGGCTGCTTAGGCAGCAGAATCAGTTTCTTCTTCTCAGCCACCTAGTTCCGATGCTTTATCCGCTCTGGAATCGAAGACAACTGCGAAAGCAACTCCGGTGAGACAGTGCTAGTCGCGGATTGATTATCACTTTTAGTTGTCTTCGGACTCCAGTGCGGGAACCGCGATTGAAGGAAAGACAATGCCAGCTTTCCATCGCGGCTCTCCATAATCTTATTAATCAAAGCCTCCTCCGCCTGTGCTTGTGCAGCCAACACCTGCGCGTTCAACTTAGGCTTATCCTTCCTAAGCTTATCAACCCGACTCGGACTAATCCCACAAGCCCCACACGCCG